CTTCGTTCGGGTATAAAGGTGTGAGTTACTCTATCGGGGCTGCTGGTGAACAAATAGAAATGGTTGTTTCACCCGCTGACATCACAGCTGTAAGTAATGTATATTTTTTATGTTATAAATGTACGTGTGATGGGCCAATGACTGGAACTACTGATGCATCAGTAGCATCTGCATATAATAACTCATTCTATTCTGGAAGGACACCCATACAACAGGTGACCTTTTTAGGGATGGGAGCAAATCAGAATTAAAATAAAAAATTTAAAAAATAAATTAAAATGGGAAGATTAAAACCTATAGGTAGTGAAAAATTAACAGGAGACGATAAAATTAAAAGAATAATGGAAATCGCTCGTTACGGTGAAGTAACTAAAAATAATGATTATCACACATCCACAAACTACTTCCAACAGAAAGGAGCGGATGGACAGATTTATGCGATAATCCAAGAAAGAGACGGATACTATTTAAAGTGTGGTATAAATGAATCTGAGTTAGACTATCTAAACGGACTTCCTAATAAAAGAAAAGATAGATTTAAAAGTTATGGTGCTGCTTTAAAAAGAATGAACCTTATCTTTAAACCACTTAATGAAGAATATAATGAAGGTAAAGGTCATAGTATGTATGATGAAATGGAAGAACAAGAAAAATTTGTCTTAAACGTACCTAATGAAGGTGGTGATGATGAAGAAATGGATATGGACATGGATATGGGTGATGATATGGGTGATGAAGAAGTAGATATGGATATGGACATGGAAGATGATATGGGTGATGAAGAAGTAGATATAGATATGGATGTTGAAGCTGAAGAAGAAGGTGGTGAAGACATGGAAGGATTTATGAAACCAATTCAAAAACTAACAGGAAAATTAGGTCAAAAATTAAGAGATGTAGAGGAGGAGTTAGGTAGTGCTGATATTAAATACGTATTAAATTCTATAATTTCAGCTGTGGATTTAGATAACTTAGATGAAGATGATAGAGAAGATATATTAGATAGATTTGAAGAAGATGAAGCGGCTTATGGTGATGAAGAAGTGGTTGATGATATAGATATGGGAGATGAGGATATGAGTGATGAGGAAGAAATAGATATGGATATAGATGTGGAAGGTGGTGATGAGGAAATAGAAGGTGAAGAAGAATTAGCTATGGAATCTTTAAAGAAAAGAGTTTCTAACTTGTTAGACTCTTATATCGAGAAAAAAAAAGTTGTTAAAGAAGAAGTAAGTCCTAAAGACTATATCACAAATACTCTTAAAGAAATAGAGAGTAAAAAAAAAATAAAAGAACATTATAAGACTATTGACCAGGAGTTAGGAACCAAAAAATTCTTAAAAGAGAATAAAGAATTTAAATTTGTGGGGTCTAAAAACAACAACATAGTTTTAAAATCCCAAAAAGAACAAGTTTTAATAAATAAAAAAGGTTTCGTTATTGAGAAATAATGAAATTGTTATTTATAAACGAGTTAGGGCCAAATTATAAAAACGAAAATACGTATGAATTTATATTTGGTGAAAATGTAGAAGAAATTTGGGGTGATGAATGGGATGCTAAACCATCACACGGTAAACCAGGACCACCCGAAATACAATATATAGAAAGTGTGGGTGTACTTAAAACTGATAAGATAATATTAGATTTGGTACAAAATTCTGATTATTTTGGAATGGAACACGCTTTAGACGGAGTAATAGCTTTAGGTTGGGAAACCTATGAGGACTCTTACACTGATGGGGAAGAAGAGAGACTAGTATTTCATTTTACAGACTCACTTCAAAAAGTTAAAGATAAATTATATGCTAGAGATATAATATTAAAATTTGATAAAATTTTAACAAATGCCACAAACTAGAAAAAAACTAATCAGTAAATTAATAAATGAAGGGTTCACACATAGGACCCTATCTTTGTTTTCAGATGACCAACTAAAACAATTAAATAAAAAACTATTTAACGAAGCTGAAACAAGTACAGTAAAAAAGACAACATATACTAAATCAGAAGTAGATAAGATGAAACAGGATGATGGTGGATTAAGGGTTGATGGGACTGTAACACCTAATGAGGATGGTTCTGTGACAGTAACTACAAATGAAGAATATGAAACAGAAGAAGAAAAAGATATAGAGACTGATGACACTGGTAACCCAGATGTTGAAATAGATGGTACACCCCTTTTAAGAGAAAAAGAAATTGAAGAAAAATTTGCAAGTAAAGCACAACAAAAATATCTTTACGCGGTAAATCCAGCAGCAGCTGAAAAATTAGCTTCTAAGATGACTAAAAAGGATTATGAAGATTTACCTGAAAAAGTGAATGAAGAAGAAATGTTAGAACAATGGGTAACATCATTAGTTGAAAAAAACAATAGACCAGAGATAAGTAAGAAAAACTTTATTAAAACAATTAAAGAAAATTTAACTAAACCTATAATAGGTACTGAAGCACAAAACGATTCCTTTAAGACAGTAGTGGAAATTGGTGAAGAGATGGAACCAGTTATGATGGTAAATATAGATGGTTTTGATGGTGACGGACATTTAAATGGTTATTTAAAAAGTGACCAAAGTGACGATGTTATAGAATTAAATATTTGTCCTTCTGGTAATATAAAATTAAATGGTATGAATGTTGGTGAAACAGAACTGGTAGAAACTGACAGAGATGAGGAGGGTGAATATATTGGAGCTCCGGAAGCTACTACCGCACCTGTTAAAACACCTACTATAGCTCCAACTAAACCAGGTGAAAAGAAAAGAAGAGGACCTTTCCAAAAACCTAAAGTAAAACCAAAACCAAAAGCGGGTAAAGGTGGTGATTCACCATTACCAGACTGGCTAACATCAACTAATTTAGGTAAAGCGTTAACACAACATGGCTAAGAAAAAATTAAATGAAGCACCACCTATTGATTATGGTGATGGTAGGGAAAGAATGTCACCTGACATTGAAAGAAAGTTAAAATCACAGGACCACCCACTTGGAGGACATCAAGCATTTCCTGACATAGATAAGGATGGAATTCCGGATAACTTCGAAGAATTAATAGCATCACAAAGATTTCAAGACGTTGTACAAAAAGTAAAAGACGCGACAGGTGTGGAAAACATCGACCCCCAAACTTTCATGTCTTTACAACCAATGCTCATGCAAGCAGCAAGAAGAATTATGCAAATAGAATCTCAAAACAGAGAAACATTAGAAAATTTAGCTGTAGAGTTAGTGGTGGATGAGATGGGTATACCAGAAGGGGATTTACAATTTAATGCAAAATTAGAAAAACCAGATATGTCTGGAATGCAAACAAAACCACAAGAAAAGAAAAAGAAAAAGGAAGAACCACAATTTCCTAATTTCGAGATGGAGGATGAGGCCGCAAAAAGATTACAAAAGTTAGATTTAGAAAAACAAAAAAGAAGATTTATAAATTCTTTAATACAGGGGTCAGCAAAAAAAGCTCACTATATGTATCATTTAGTTAATGAAAAATTAAATGAGATTAATCCAGATTTAATAGGGTTATACTCCATAGTAATGTCAGTAAACGATTTAATGTATTGGGTAATGCCGGACATGGAGGGTATGATTGGTGGTGGTGGAGCAGAATCTGCAATGGCTGGAAAAGAGGAGTTAGACCTTGAAACCGACCCACCAACTATTAAAGCCACAGGACTTATGTTCCCTATTTTAGTACACGAATTATATAAGGGAGTTATGGAGTATGTTTCTGCTCATGGATTACCTTCAGACCCAGAAATGGCGGATGAGGTTATTGGTATGGAAGATACTTTACCAGCAGAAGTATGGGACTTAAGGTTGGGTCCTGTAATTTGGGAAAAATTTTTAGAGGTATATCCGGATAACTTTTTTGATATGGAAGAACAAAAAAGAATCAAAAACTATTTTTATTTTAAATTTGTAAGTTTAGAAGCGGAAGAATTTCTTAAATTAGCTAAAGAGATATTGTCTGGTTCCCAAAAAGGGAAAGACCAAGTTAAGAAAATGGTTGATGATATTGTTAAACAGTTAAAACAGGAAGATTATGAAGATGTTTCCGGTGAAACCCCTACACCTATAGACGATATACCACCCACTACAGATGTTGAAGAATTAGATATGGATACCATTTTAGATAAAATAAATAAAACTGGTATGGATTCTTTGACAAAAGCCGAAAAAGACTTTTTATATAACTTGTAAAGGGTTAATAATTTTACGATATTTATAGCATATGGACAAACAAGAGTTGATAAAAGAATATGCTAGGTGTTTACAAGACACTAATTATGCTATAAAAACTTATTTAGAAACATACGATAATACACAATCTAAATACGTACCTTTCGACCTATTTCCTGAACAGGAAATGATGTTAAAAAATTTCGAAAAGTATAACGACAACATCACTAAAAAATATAGACAAGCTGGTGTATCGACAGCTACCGCTGCATGGGTTTCTAAAAAATTACAATTCGCATCTAAAAATAAACCCGAAAAAATCCTTATTATTGCAAATAAATTAGATACAGCTTCCGAGTTCGCTAACAAAGTAAGGGGGTTTATAAATCAATGGCCTGATTGGATAAACGTTGGATTTTCTAAAGAAAAAGACTCTCAAAAACACTTCAAACTAAATAATGGTTGTGAAGTAAAAGCGGTTGCTACATCTGTAGATGCACTAAGAGGGTATACCCCCACAACACTTATATTTGATGAAGCCGCGTATATAGAAGCTGGTGACGATTTTTGGGCTGCTTGTATGGCCTCACTTTCTACAGGGGGTAAAGTTATAGTTATCTCCACACCTAATGGGTATGATAAAATATATTATGAAATATATGAACAATCTATTAAGGGGTTAAATAGTTTTCACATATCCGAACTACATTGGGAAAATGACCCTAGATTTACCAAAGATTTATTTTGGGTAAAAACTAAGGATATCGTACATTTTTTACTAAATAGGGAAGATTATAACGAAAAAGAATTTTTATATGAAAAAGA